TATTGACGAGCAAAGAAATATACCAACAGAAATGCATAACAATGATATGCGTGAAACGTTAAGATATTTTATGGATGAATTTGTTGAATATTGTTATGATAATTTAAATTATATTTTTACCAATACCACAGACATTCATGTAGCAGATTCAGTTTTACATTTATTTGAGTCTCGTGAAAACATTGAAAACTTCAATAAAAAAGCTCTTTACATTTATATTAGAGAACGAACAGGCTTACCTACTACTAATATTACGCGTGTAGTTAAAACTCTAAAAAATCTTTACGAAACAAAATTTTCAGAATACGCAAACGAAAACTTCATAAAATTGCCTTTTTAATATTTATTATTAAAGGAGTCATGTATGGATAAGAATGAAGAAATATTCAAAGGAACCAGTTTTGCTGACCTTATGCATGATGTCTATCATAACTCAAAAAAGAAAGACAGACAAATAAATCAACTTATATCACAGCTTCAACCATTAATAAGAAATGCATCTGATGCAACTATCATAGTTCCACTTATTAAAGAATATTTAGATGTTGCTGTTAAAAACGATGATCATCTAGTTAAATTAACTGCTATAGTTCAACGCTATATATCTACAAGCCAGACTATATCAGGCGCTGACTCATTACTTTCAGAATCTGAAAAACAACAACTTATCGAAATTGCTCAAACTACTTTGACTCATGAATTAGAAGATGAGATAGAAAAAATTGAACAAGAAGATCAAGAAATAAAACAAAAGATTGCTGACGTTAAATCTAAATTGAAAGGTACTGAAACCGGTGAATAATAATGTAGAATTTGATGTAGCAGAAGTTTTAGGATATGATCATACGTATGATTGGGTACCATATTCTGATTCGAATGATGGATTTAATAATAATAATTTATTTGCCCTTAAGGTACGATCTTGTAGTGGATATATAGATCGTAAAACATTTATAGCTAGACCTGCAAACAATAATATAAAAAAAATTCCATTAATCGGAGAAATTGTTTTACTGTTTAAATCATATAATCAATATGCGTCTAATAATAAAACTAGAGAAATTTGGTATTATTTAGACACAATTAACATACAGTCTAGTATCAATGAAAATCGATTACCAGGATTATCATTATCCAGAAGACTACGAACTAAGAATTTAAATCAACAGCCAGGTAGAACTTTCGATGAAGAAAAGATCATTTCCCCATTACAACCATATGAAGGAGATATGTTATTGGAAGGTCGTTTTGGAAATAGTATTCGTTTTGGAAGCACTATATCAACAGTTCCTGAAAATTATGTACATAAATCTCCTTCATGGACTGGTGATGTAAATGGTGATCCGATTATTATATTGTCAAATGGTCGGGATAATTTAGAGGATAAAGAATTTGTAATTGAAAATATAGAAACTGATAAATCGTCTTTATATTTAACTACCACACAAAAAATTAATAATTTAACATTTAGCACTTCGACTTCTCCAACAAATTTTAACAATAATTTTAATGGTTCTAATCTTATAGGTATAGCAGATAGAGTTATATTAAGATCTAAAACAAATCAAACTATTATAGACTCTGAAAAAGATATAATATTAAATACTCCATCAAAAGTTATGATTGGTGATAGTAGTGCAAATCAAACAGGAATTCCACAAGGAGATCAATTAGTAGATGTATTAACTAAAATTGTTAAAATATTAGCTAAAGGAAATCTTGTACAAGGATCTATTGCTAGTCCATTAGATAAAGTTACATTAAAAACATTAACATCAGATATACAAAAAATTAAAAGTAAAAAATATAGTATAGAAAAAAATTAACATGGCATTACAACCACCACTCGATCAAGCAGTACAACCAATCATACAAGTATTTACTGCACTTATTGATAATTTAGACAATATACAAGATAAAATACTAGAGGATGTAAATGAATTGCAAGAAAAATTAATTAATTTACCTGATAAAATTGATTGTAATGATCCAAGAATTTCAGAAATGAAAGGTTTATTAAGTAATATTAATGATCGTATATCTGATACACAACGTTCAACTGAAAATGCACAGACTGTTATTAATATATTACTAGTTATTGCTACTGCAGCTGCAATTGCGATTGCGATTGCGATTGTAGTTACTTTAATAGGAAATCCTGCTATAGAACAAGGATTAAAAACAGCTTCATTTGTTGTTGCTACAATATTAGGTATATTAGGATTAATATCATTAAATTTAAATTCTAGAGTAAGTTTGATACAATCACTTCCTGATACGCTTAGTAATGTTTTAGAGAAAATATCAAGTACTTGTAATAATCAAGCAATTAATTTGAATACTTTAAAAAATTTAAATGATAGCGATTCACAAATAGATATTTCACAATTTGAGGATATGACTGAATCTGAGTTCTATCAATTAATAAATGTATCGGATTCTGATATATCAGACAGAGAAAAGAAAATAGAGCAATTATTAGAACAACAAAAAAGTTTATTAGACAATTTAATTGAAGCTCCTAGCAATGTATTAGTTAATACAGGAGTTCCGGATAATAACCTAGGAAAAACAGGAGATTATTATATTAATAAACAAAACAATCAAATTTATGGACCAAAAGTGTCCGATACATCTTGGGGAAGCCCCTTAAATTAACATCATACATATTTATAATAAAAAAGAATACCTATGTCAAATAAAGCACTTGTAAAAGCACTTAAAACTGCCGTACGTGAAGTTATTAAAGAAGAATTAACTGACATTCTTCGTGAAGGATTACAATCCACAGTTACAGAATTACAAACAGAGTCAGTAAAGAAAAAACCAGTTAAAACATCAAAACCGAGAAAAACATCTTTGTTTAAGGAAAATAAATTTTCAGATATATTAAATGAAACTCAGGGTTTACGATCAGAAGGAACATATGCAGAGTTAATGCAAGAAGAAATGTCATTTTCATCTGCAGATGCACAAGGATTTGGAATGATGCGAAACAACGCTTCTACTCAAATCATGGAAGATCCAGAAACTGGTAAAAATATGCAAGTCGATCCAATTGTTGCTAAAGCAATGAATCGTGATTATTCTGCATTAATGAAAGCAATGGACAAAAAGAAAAATAAAGGCTTTGCATTGTAATGGGATTTCAAGTTGTACGAGATATAGAAACAAATAGTCTTGAAGGTATTGCTTTAGGTATTTCGTATGAAACAATGCGTCCAATATTTGTGTCAATTGATCAAACTCTAGAAAATCTTAAAAATCTTTTACTAACTAGAAAAGGAGAAAGATTTTATCAACCATTATTTGGTTCTGACTTATTAGAAATATTGTTTGAACCAAATATATCAGAACTAAAAGAAGAAATACAAGAAATAATAACAGAACCAATTAATTTTTGGTTACCGTATATAGATATAGAATCAATTGATATTGTTACAGCAGAAGACGATCCAACATTAAATCATGTTATGAGAATATCAATTAATGTATCAATCAATGATTTTGAAACAGAAACTATAACATTTACGGTAGATGATAACGGAGCATTGGAGGTTTCATAATGAATCAAAGTAAGGATGTATCATATTTAGGAAAAGACTTTGCACAATTAAGACAAAATTTAATTGAATTTTCAAAACAATATTTTCCAAATACATATACTGATTTTAATGAAACTTCTCCTGGAATGTTATTTATTGAAATGTCATCGTATGTAGGTGATGTGTTATCATATTATGCAGATAATAATCTTAAGGAATCATTATTAGAACAAGCAACCGAATCAGGAAATATTTTTGATTTGGCAAAAAGTTTAGGATATACTCCAAAAAATTCAGTACCAGCACATGTTACACTTGATGTATTTCAATTGGTGCCGTCTATAGGCACAGGAGACAACGTACGACCGGATTATGAATATGCATTATCAATTAAACCAGGTATGCGTATTAAACAAAAAAATGGTAATTCTTTTTTTAGAACTACAGAAGAAGTTGATTTTGGATTTTCTTCTTCTTTTGATTCTACTGAAGTAACTATATATGAAACAGACTCTTCTACTAATATACCAACGTATTATTTATTAAAGAAAAAAACAAAAGCCGTATCAGGAGAAATTAAAACAAAAAAGTTTGTATTTAATCAGGCAATTGCATACGATAAAATAGTTTTACCAGAGTCTAATGTTATTGAAGTTATTTCAGTAACTGAATCAGATGGTGATGCTTGGACAGAAGTTCCATATTTAGCACAAGACACTGTTTTTGAAACTGTACCAAATTTATTAGAAAATGATCCTGATTTTGCTCAATATCGAGCTTCATCTCCTAGTTTATTAAAATTACGTAAAACAGCCAAGAGATTTATTACACGATTACGAAGTGATAGAAAATTGGAATTACAATTCGGAGCCGGTGTATCAGATAATAATGATGAGGAAATTGTTCCTAATCCAGATAATGTAGGAAATGGATTAGCAGGATTTCGTAAATCAATCGACGTAGATATAGACGCATCTAACTTTTTGTATACTAGAACATATGGACAAGCTCCTGCTAATACAACGTTAACTGTTACTTATACTGTAGGAAATGGCATACAAGACAATGTTCAAGCTGGTGTTTTATCTGGTATAGAATTTATAGAATATAATGATAATATAAATTCTAGTAATAGTGCACCAATTGTAAATTTTGTAAAAAATTCTGTAACGGTAAATAACGAAACGCCTGCAGTTGGAGCAAAATCTTTTGATACATTAACAGATATTAAAAATAATGCACTAGGAAATTTTGCAACTCAAAATCGTTTAGTAACAAGAGAAGATTATATAATTAGATGTTATTCTATGCCAGCAAAATTTGGTAGTATAGCAAAGGCATATATTGTACCGGATGATCAAATAGCACAACAAGATTTAATTGAAAAAAGAATAACTAATCCGTTGGCAATGAATTTATATGTTTTAGGATTTGATTCTTCTAAACAACTAACAACGTTGAACGACGCTGTTAAAAACAATTTAAAAACATATCTAGGATATTATCGAATGTTAACTGATGCAATCAATATAAAAGATGCATTTATTATTAATATGTCTATAGATTTTGAAATATCCGTATTATCAAATTATAATAGTAACGAAGTATTACTTAAATGCATTAACGAAGTTAAACAGTATTTTGACGTTGATAAATGGCAAATCAATCAGCCTATTGTTAAATCTACTATACAAAATTTAATAGGAAATGTTGCAGGCGTGTTATCCGTTGTTAATATTTCTTTTAAAAATAAATTTGATTCAGATTTAGGATATTCTGGAAATGCATATGATTTAGCTTCAGCTACAAGAAATGGTATAATATATCCTTCTTTAGATCCTAGTATATTTGAAGTTAAATATCCTGATCAAGATATACGAGGTAGAGTCGTAAGTTCTTAATATCTTTATATTTATACTAAAAGGTCAATAAAATGGGCGTAATACGAGATAATCGCACAAATATTGTTAGTGGAGGATTAATATCAGCAAGTTATGTTTCAGATATATATAATGTATTAACTGCTAATTCGGTAGAAGATATAGTATTATCTGGATCATTAAGCATAAGTGGCAGTTTAACTGCAGCAACATTAACCGGTACTGCAAATACTGCTTCATATGTATTATCATCTTCCATCGATGGAATTACTAATTATGTAAGAAACAGCCAGACATCTTCGATGTCAGTATCTAGTGCTTTAACTTCTTCTTATATAACTGGATCGATAAATACTAGCATTTCTATAACATCAGCATCAATCGATCGATTAGAAGTATCATCTGGAGTTGTTTTTATAACAGGATCGTTACCAGTAACAGATCCAGGTAATCCAGGACAATTATGGAGAAGCGGTAGTTATCTAATGATTAGTACTTAAGGTTAATTATGTTTAGAATATTTTATGCTGAAAGTGATGCTACAATGTATGAGGCTAGTAGTCTTATAAATCATAATACTGGACTCGACGAAATTCTTCAAGTCGGTAAACAATTAGATACTGACGGAGAAATATTAGTAAAAAGCAGATTTGTTGTTAAATTTGATATGTCTGAAATTACTAAAACTCTTACTAAGTATTCTGCGGATTTAAATTCTTGTAAATTTATGTTGCAATTATTTACAACACACGCAAAAAATTTACCAGCAGAATATACATTAGATGCTAAGTTAATGGGACAACCATGGACTAATGGAACTGGTCTTGAAAATGATTCACCAGCAACTACAAATGGAATTGCTTGGGCAACGCCTCATGTATCTTGGTCATATACACCGTCGGGATCTGTTACTACTTTATCTGGATCTTCTTGGATATCTAGTAGTCAACAAATTAACACCGGAGCTCCAAGTTTATACATTTCTGGGTCTGGTAGCGGAGGTAGTTGGTTATATCAGTCAGGAAGTGGATTTTTTAATACTTCTTCTTTTGATTCAGCATATTTTTATCAACCAGGATTAGATACTAATGAAGAATTTAGTTTACGTCCTACAGATATTCATATGAATGTTACCGAAGCTGTAAAGACGTGGATATCAGGTAGTGGTGGTGTTAGTGTTGATAATAATGGATTCTTAATTAAGTTTTCTGATGCAGATGAAGTGGATGGAACTAAGACAGGAACTATTAGATTTTTTAGTAGAGACACCCATACTATATATGTGCCTAGAATAACTATGTATTGGGATAACAGCACTTTTACAACAGGATCGTTATCGCCGGTAGATCTAGAGTCATATTTAACTTATAGCAAAACAAAACCAACGTATAAAGATATAGAAATTACAAAAATTAGAATCTTTGCTCGAGATAAATTTCCTAAAAAATCTCATAATAATCTATATCCATTTGAAACAATAAAATATTTACCTAACACTACATGTTATGCAATACGGGATGCTGCTACAGATGAGTACATAATTCCGTTTGATAATATTTATAATAAAGTAAGTTGTGATAGCACAAGTAATTTTATCCACGTAGACATGAATAGTTTTATGCCAGAACGATATTATCGTATAGAATTAAAAGTAGTAGATGGATTTACTGAAGAATATATCGACGACGAAATTTATTTTAAAGTAGTTAGATAATGGCAATAGACAGACGTAGAAGATTAGATACTGTTAATTTACAGGAACGATCAAAATATCAAGAACAGGGTATTACTAGAATATCAAACAATGATTCCGTTGTTAAACGAGATTCTGCTGGTAATATTGAACTACAAGAAAGTAAAAAAAATACATTATTAATAATAGAACCGATATATAAAAAAATATTAAATAGTTCAGTAGTTAAAGTTTTAGACACGCAATTTAATTATTTTAAATTTCCAGTACGTATTGCAGGAGAGTCTTTGGATTTAAATTTAGATTTAGATTTAGATTTACCCGAATCGGATAATATATCAACTAATTTAACTATAACTGTTCCATTTGACGAACAAAATCAACCGCAAAATTTTCAACGAATTAATGCAGTAGGTCCAAATACCTGGTTTCGTAATGATATAGAAGATCCAGGAGGGTTTAGAGAACTTGCATTTACCGGTGGGACTCAGCCTAGAAATAATTCATATACCATAACAGAACCAATATTAAATTCACTTAATGAACGAAATAAAACTCTACGTTTTCGTGTTCAAACACAATACAGAACCGGTCTTGATTCTAGAACTGAATTTAGATTGCGGTTAAATCGTGCTAATCCTAAAATATTTCATCTGTTTAAAACTATAGAATTGGTAACAGAACAAAATGTACAAGGTGAAACTGAAAATCCAGATAATCCGAATGGTTTTAGCAATAATGCATATCCGTTTTTTACGATGACGTATATCGTAGATATGGTGGATACACGAGCAGGAGATATTTATACATTCAGCACAGTTTCTAGTAATGCAGAGAGTTTTATTTTAGCACAAAATTGTTACTGGGATGTTGATGTAATTGACATACCAACAACACCTGGTATATATGGAGCGAGTGATAATAATACAGAAGAGTTAGCTGGGGTATATCAATTTAGTGCAAATACGTTATTGAGAGATGGAGAATTTAATACTATAGCAAAACGATCGTTAACTACTAATCAAGAAATACAATTATTTACGTAATATGTTAGATCAGTATAAAAATATCGAACAAATAAAATCAGCAAAAAAATCTGTTTCTGCAGAGCGAATTCCTACGTCTAAAACAAATTTATTTTCTGTTGAAGCAAATCAAACATATGCTCCGAATACTAATATTTTAAATAATAATATTGAATTTCATATATATTCAGATTCTAATTATATTTCTGGTAATCATAAAATTAATTTTTTAGATACAATTCCTGAATATAAAAATAAAACTACAAATCGTACCATTCGTATTAATTCCGGTATAGGAATTGATTTATATAAACAGTTTGAAGATTTACAAATTACTAGTGGTAATTTTACAATTGTTTTAAACTTTTTTAAAAATTTAATAGGTGATTTTAATAAACAACATTTACGTATAGATGAAATTTCTCCTGATCGAAAAGAAATTCGTTTAAGAGCTATTGATGATGAAGATGTTGAATTTTTAGATCAAATAACTAAGTATATACAGACTGTTAATCAAACTATCAACGATGGATTACATAAAACATATCTATTAAATTTTAGTCGAAATCAATGTGTACAATTTATTAACAGTGTTGTCATTGGTGAATATTTATACGTTAAACTACAAGATCCATTACCAGAACAATTCAAAGAAGATTTTAAATGTTGGATAATTGAAGAATTAAAACAGCCATATTTAGATCGAGTTAATATATTAGCTTCAACTATTGATAAAACATTTAATCAATTATCTAATCCAAATTGGCAAGCAAATTATTCATATAATACATCTACAGAAACTGGATTAAAAAACTGGACAGAATTATTAGGATCATCAGTACAAACTTCACAACAGTTAGTAGATCATTATTTTTCTGGTAGTTTGTCTGGTATGTCTTTAAATATAGATTATTCTGATTTTAATAATTTTGTTTTTTACAGTTCGGCTACAGAACGTTTAGAAAATTTTAAATATAAGTTACAGTTGATAGAATTTTACACATCTCAAAGTATTGTTGTTGGCAATATTTCTGGAAGTGTTTCGGCTACAAATCAACAAGATTTTGAAACTCTTAAAACAAATTTAATTAGCGGATTTGATAATTTTGAAAATTATTTATATTTTGAATCTGGATCTCCTGATTTAACAACGCATAATATTCCATTAATTGATCCAACTGTTGCAAATGTAACTGGTAGTTATATAGACCCAGTACCTAAATTAAATTCTTCAAAACCATATACATTATATACAGTAAATAGTACGCAATTTAAAGATTGGTTTAGTTCAGTATATGAAAAAGCATCGCTTTATGACAATTTAAATCTAAATTCATTACAATATGCTGTTCCAGAATATATTAAAACAAAGTCGACATTAACTAGTATTACTACATTTGTTAACATGTTAGGTCAACATTATGATATATTATATACGTATATTAGTAATATGACTCGAATTAATATGCGAGAAGAAAATCCTAAACTAGGAATGCCTAACGAATTATTATATTCTGTTGCTAAACAATTTGGTTGGAATTTAACAAATGGTAATCAATATAAAGATTTATGGGAATATGCATTAGGAGTAAATGAATCCGGTACCCCGATTACAGGATCTAATACAGTCGGAGATCCTTCGGTATCTGGTAAGAATATGACTTATACTGTGTGGAGGCGTATTGTAAATAATTTACCTTTACTATTAAAATCAAAAGGAACTAAACGAAGTATACAAGCATTATTATCTTGTTACGGAATTCCACAATCATTTATATCAATTAATGAATATGGAGGTCCTAGATTGGAAAGGCCGCCTGTATATGAAAAATTAAATTTTGATTATGCGTTAGATTTAATTGGTAATGCTGCTGGTACTGTAACGGTTAATTATTCACAATCAATTAACACTGTACAGTTGAGATTTAGAACTGATGATGTTATAAAAACACCAACTATGCCTAGCACAATGAATTTATTTACTATAGGCAGTAATACAGTAACATTAGATTATACTAGTGGTACTTTAGGTACGGTTCA